TGAAAGTTACGGTACTGATACCATCTGAAGCAGGAATTACCAAGTCCTTAATTCCAGTAAAGTTACCAAACTCATTACAATATCCACATGGAGTTATTGGGCATCTGCCATTATAAGTATTCCAAACAGTATCAGACCAAGTAGTAACTCCATTGCCAAGCCCTCCCTGTCTATATCCATCTTCAGTCAAATCTTCAACATAGTTTGCCTGACTATTGAAGTTTGCATATTCTATAACATACAACCAATAGAATATTGCCTTGTAGTACTCATAAGTAAGCAACATCTTGCCAGCATTTTTGGCATAAGTTCTGAAGTTTGCCCTACTAGTGTTTGTTCTAGGTTTTCCTAAATTAGTCCTGAATTTATCCGATTCCAAGTAGGTATCACTGCTAGAGCTATTATTTCCTCCTCTACAATAAGAAGAGGTATTTACAACTGAAATAGCACTATTTACTTGAAGTGTAGATAAATAGCCCATATCCTCAGGCACTTCATTAAGTACAGTACTCCTATAAGCATCTACCAACATATGAGGAATCCTTATAGCATAAGGAACTACTTTTTGGGTAGACACATATACTCTGGATTTGGTTCCTTCCGTTTCAGACCACAAATAAAATTCAGGTACTTCTACCTGTACAGTACCATCATATCCATCCAATCTGGAATCTGTACCATCTGCTTTCTTAGACCAGTCATTTGGGTCCAAATAATACATTATCCTTTTACCTTGGCATACACATCCTCTTAATGCTGATTGTATTGGGAGAGACTTATGCAGGCTCATGTTACCTATTCTAGTAAGTACAGGGCTACTGTTGGTAGAATCCCATTCCACACCATAAGCTAGCAAATTCTTTGGGTCAGATAGGTTATCTAACTTAGCCTTATCCTCACTTGATATAATACCTGCGGTATTACTGTCAGCCAAAGGTATGCTCCACTGGCATAATGAGGTAGGAACTTGTGGTACCCCACTTACCCCAGGATTAGCAGTAAGTTCTATACTAAGGGACTCGGAAGTGGAAACTTTACCAGCCTTAAATAATTTGAATATATTAGGGAATAGGTTTACTGTGGTATCTCCAATTGTCAGGTTTATTGTGGCATCCTGCTGACTGCTAGTCCTATTATACCAGCTTAAAGATACTGGAACACTTGAAGGGTCTATTACAATATTACCTTCTCCTAACATAGATTCTCCATTCAAGGTCTTGATTTTAGTAGTGCCTCCTGCTGCATGTAGGATGTCAGTACTGGCTTTGCCACCCACTGATATTCCAGAACCATTATACACAGTACTCCCACTATCTAATGGGAAGGATATGTTGCTGCCCTTATCCATTGTACCTCCTGATAAGGGCAAATACTTCTTTATTTGCTCACCTATGGAGTCTTTCAAATCACTTACCTCTTCCTTAGTGGCATAATCAGTCAGGTCTATTGTGGTAGGGCCAACAAGCTCCCAATGGCCATCAGGATAAGTCTCATCCTTTACCCATAGATATTCATTATACCTATTATCTTCTGTAGGGTCTTCATTGGGGATAAAATATATCCTGTTAGGTCTACCTGTCTCTGGTAAAGTAGGCAGTATTGATGCCTTAGGAAGATGCTTTAATGTACCTATAATTGCTGTTGCCATATCTTAATATCCATATTGAAGAACTCCTGAAGGAGCATTTATAACACCTTTACATATCTCTGGATTCCATCCAACACCTAGAATAGTCTTTATGCTATCCTTTTGTCCTGCTGGAATTATAGTAACCTCCACATCATCATCAGATATATTCTTCAGTAGGAAGTTGACTCCGGGATTGAAGTTCCCTGAAGGCACCTCCTTCAGTACAGATATTTGAAGGCTATTTATAACTTGATTTGAAACTATTCTTGCATCCATAATCATTTACCTCTATTGTTCTTACCTTTTCCTTTGCAACCACACTTCTTTGCCATATCATAGAATTTTTATGGTTATTTTCTCACCTCTATTCTTGCCCTCTTGAAGTAGCTTATATAGCTTCCTGAATGTATCCTGACTATTCAGAACCTTACCAACTTCAGAGTTTACACCTACCAAGAGACATCCCGAAGTATCCTTATCTGTATTACCTGCATGTATAAGGATACCATCAAACCCCTTTACATTAAGAAGTCTGGGTAATTTGCCATTGCATGTTTCTTTGTAGAAAGATTTAGGCCCAAACTTAGGGCTATATACATCTAAAGTTACATCATAAGTTCCACTAGGGATTGCTGTAATGCCTGATTTCTTTAAGGATTTGATTTTAGCGACACTCATGCTGTCATCTAATCCTCTATCAGTGTCTTCAAGTACATTACAGAACCACTTCCCATCTACAAGTAGGTTACTTATCGTGTAACTCTGTTTCTTCCATTTCCTGTCTACTATCAGTTCCATTTTGCTCATTAAATAAATTCAAGTTTCTTTTCCTCAACTGACAAGTAAGGTCAGTACAGATGGAGTTCATGAGACTGAACATCTGCTTCCTTAAATCCCTTATCTCCTGTTCCAGCTCTGCATTTCTTTTAAGAACCTCGTCAAGCCTGTTCTTGTTGTCGTCAGACAACTTCTTATAAAACTCCAAAGACTGCTGCATGTTCTCTATGAGGTTATTATCTACCTCACTATTATACTTTCTTCTTGCAAAGAACCAAGAAGTCCAACCACTGATTACTGTGGTTATTATCCCTACTCCTCCAGTAATTAATATACCTAGGTCAATCATGTCATTTAATTACTTCAATAAATTTTTGCTGCTTATTATTCACATAAGGACTATTTTCCACAATAGTAACTTCCACCACTCTATGTTTCTTCTGAAACCATCTAAACAGAAAAAATTTCTTAGGAGGATTTACAGTCTCTTTCTTGCTATGTGTAACTATGTATTTCTCACTTACAAATTTAGGATGCACTGCAATGACATTGGGAAATTTCATTCCCAGCTTCAACTGATACCATTTATCCCCAATCAGAGTATCAACATGAAATGTTGTTTCACTGAATATGGTATCTTGGAAAGTAACAGTATCTATCCTTTCTGATGTAGATAACAGATATTGTAAGTATTGCAAATCCTTATCCTTTATCTTCAACTCCTTTCTAATCCTGTC